GCTTGAGTGACGTTATCACGGGCCACCTCCTCGCGTGTTTTGTTTAAAAGGATACTGAGGCGCTGGATCTCTGAGGCTTTTTCGTGACCGATATATGCCAAAATACCCAGCAGCGCCGTCAATACCATGTTCCAAAGCATCATTTCCATATCAGCACTTCCACGCTCTTAAACTTTTATTGATCCGACTGTTTGGATCGTTAGCGGTTTTAGCTGATGTCAGCTTCTTCTTCATGCCAGTCATCCGAGCACAAAAAGACTTCTTGCGTGCACCGCCTTCGGGTTGGGGAGCCTTTAAGCCGGGCTTTCCGGGGTTGGCAGCGTTATACGATGCCCGCCCCTTAGCATTTAGCCCACCTTTTGGGTTCTTACCTTCTTTGCGTTGCCACGCAGGAGTCTTAGCCATAGAACACCGTGATGGAAGTCAAGGTTGTTACGTCAGCGTAAATGTCAGTCTCACACCGAATGCCCTCAGCAGGGACAATGATGTTAAACGGCGCTGGCGTAGTATTAGAAGGCCAATTTATTTCAAAAACAGTTGCGCCACCTGTGCCGCCGTCTTTTAGCACCAACGAACCTGCACTTGTAGAAGGCGAAATCAAAATGCCTTTAATTCGTGCAGGTGCGCCAAAAATGGTGCCATCAGTCGTACGGTACGCACTCTTTACATCAGTTTGCATACCCATACGGGCCTCCTAATTAAACGCTCTGTTGACCAACCAGCGGATCAGTGACGTAGTAAAGAATGGTTCCAGTCATATCCCCAGTGCCAGCGCTTCCGCCTACACGCGCAGTGATATACACCATCTCTGTAGCACTCATAGCTAGGCCCATCGAAGTACCTGCGCCAGTGCTTCCAACGGTGTAGTTAGCAAGCGTGTTAGATGCGTTATCCAAAATACCAGCAGCAGTATTAGTGCCGGTTGTGTAGGTCGTAAAGCCCATGTCGGTCTGACCAGTAGCATCGTCAACCGTGAAGATGACGTTAGTAATAACTGCGCCAGCAGGCAGAATCAGCGCAGGTGCGCCAGATGCAGAAGAAACAGTCACGTTGGTAGATGCAGCAGCAGCAACATCAGCGATATAAAACTGAGCAGCCATTACGCCGGTGCCGCAATATGCGGTGCGAGTTTGATCCCCACCGCCCGAACGCCAAATACTTTGGGTAGTTGAAACAGCCATGTTTTTCTCCGTGTAGTAGCACGACTCGCTTTGGATTCTCTACTAAGTCTGCTAGGCCAGTATCCAAAGCTAAAATCCTAGTACCAAAAGAATACAACAAAAGGGGGGTTTTGCAACCCCCCTCTACTACTTAAGCACCCTCTGAACCGTACACGCCCAGCGGATCAGACCAGCCGAACGAATAACGCTCACGAGCCTTGTAACGGACGTTACCAGTGTCAAAGTCTCCGTCCATGCTGTTTTGCAGCGGGGTACGAACGAAGTGCTTCAGACCATTGGGAACATCAGTCGTCAGGAACCAAGCATCCGGGTCCGTCAAGAAGTGGTTGATCGCATAACCTTCAGGGATCGAACCGTTGTTCTTGAGGGCATTGATGTCGTTGTCATTCGTACCGACACGGAGTTCAGTCTCCAGCAGACGAGTAGCAACGAACTGCAATGCAGGCGGGATGATCAGCTTACGGGGTTTGGCAGCGATCAGCAGACCACGCTCATCCGTCCATGCAGCGATCTGAATAACAGCCGCCTCAAGGGCAGTCTCATTCAGGTCAGAAGCAACGGCAGGAATGTTGCTGTTTGTGCCACCAGAAACAAGCGGGTGCGAAGCCGAGAACAGGGCAACACCATCGCCACCGGGGTAGCTGGAGGAGAAGCCGTTGTTCAGGACTGAAGCAGCTTTAACTTGTTTGGTATAAGACATAGCACGAGCCAGCGCTTTGGTATAGCGTGAGGACAGGGAGTCATACAGGTTGTCCTCAATTGCTTCTTCAGTGATGGAGAAGCCCAGAGCAATGGTTTCGTGGTTATAGCGAGCCGTGAAAGCTTCCTGAGCATTGTCATAAGCGATGGCAGAACCTTCGTTTTTGACCGGTGCAGCAGAAAAGCCAGACAGCTTGGTTTCTTCTTCAAACGAACGCTCGGAGGTCTCAGTTTCATAGATCTCTTTGTGTTCTTCGTCGTAGCGAGCGTACTCCATACCGAACAACGCGTTCAGACCCGGGAGCAGCTCTTTCAGTAATTGTGCGCGTGAAATAGCCATTTATTTACTCCTTAGAATCCAGCCGGGTTGAGGTACATATGACCACCAGTCATAACCGTAGTTACGGTAATTGGAGGTCCAGCGTTATAGGTAGAAACCGGATACGGGGCGTTAAACTTGCAGATAAATTCACAGAAATTACCTGAAGAGTTTGCAGTATCAGGCACGCCAGCAATGATACGAACCGGCAATGAAGCAGTAGCAGCGGCGGAAGAACCGTCAATTGCAACAGCGGAATCACCAGTAGTCGTAGAACCGGAGTTCTGAACCAAAGCTACGTTTGTACCAACAACCGTCTGTCCGTAGAAAGCCACAACAGTCGTGCCGGAAACAGCAGCCACTTTAAACAGAACATCTGGATCATCAGCAACATAAGCAACAGCATCAGTTACGCCAGAAGCGAAACCGGGCCAATACTGCTGAAAAGTCTTCTGTTTTGTTGAAGGATTGGTATACGCACAGCCCAAGAAAATACCCACGATACCCTGAGAAGAAACCGTAGTAGTACCAGTCTCAACTTGGATGACGCCTGTATTAGCTAGTTTTACAACATCGCCATAAAAGATAGCGGTGTTATAGCTAATAGCAGAAGTCGTAATGGGATATTGACGAGTAGCACCAGCGAATACCTGCCCACCGATCAAATTGACCGGCTGCAAGCCGTAAGGCTTGTCAATGGTAGGATAAGCCATTTAATGCTCCTAAGTTAAGTTATTTAGAACCAGAACCAAACCCTACGCCCTTGGTGACAGACGATTTTTTCTCGCTGAACAAAGGCATACGGGCATCACTTGACCGCAGGAAATTGTTATCAACAGATTCCATTTGGGCCGTGGCTTGTCGGTTGTAGTACTCGTTGCGGGACTGCGCCAGTTCTTCTGGCATAGAACACAGCATCAAGCCTCCAATCTCAACATTGCCGTTTGTATTACCTTGAAGCAGAAGCTCAGGATAGTCCTCAGCTCTGACGGGTTCCCATCCCTCACGCATCTTTTTCGACACGTTTGACGCATGCGACTGACCAAGAAGTTGGGTGGCTACCCACCGAAACTTCAGCCCGGGGCGTGGGTCTGGAGTTGGGAGAGTGCTAGCAGGCACATAAACTGTACGAGCTTTGCTCTCACGTGTTTGAAGGTTTCTAGGTGTGCGCTCTTGCGCACCGTCACGACTAATTCTTTCAGACATGGTTAGGACTCCGAGTTAAGTTTAAGTACTTCACGTGCATACTGTTCATTAGTAAGACCCAGCCGCTTGGCTAAGGCTTCTTGGGTTTTGGTCAATTTGACCGCTACCTTCTTACTAGCAGTACGAGTTGGAGCAGCAACTACGGTTGCCGGACGTTTCGGTTCCTTCCGCGCCTCTCCGAAATAATCGGGAAACACTTCACGCATGCGAGCGTCAATTCGCTCGTAATAGGTGTCAGTCCGAGGATCAACACCGTTTTCGACCAGCTTTTTGTGCACAGCCAGCGCGAGACTGGTCATCTCATCATCCTGCCCAAACCATTGGTTCCGGGCTTGCCACTTCGTCGCTTTAGGATCGTATGTGGCACCTGATTGCTGTTGTGTTGGTTGACTATATACATCCGTTTCTGGGATTTGTAAAGCACTTGGTTTAAAAGATTTTGCTTGTTCCAAACGGTACCGGGCCGCAGCCAGTTCTTCTTGCGCTGCAATAATTGAGTCGGTATCGTAGGACTCCTGTGCTTCTTTTAGCTTCTGACGGGCAAACTGCAGTTCCATCTCAGCCTTGGAAGCCGCCATCTCGGTGTAAGTCTGCGCCCCTTGGTTATAGGTTTCCCGCAGCTTTTTGTTTTCCTCCAACAACTGCTGGGCGATCCGAGTAGCTTCTTCCCTCTCCCGAAGCGCAGCTTCTTTGGCTCTGCGCTCGTCATGACGGGCATGACTCAACTCCTTAATCCGTTTCTGGACCTTGTCGCTGTACTCAGCCACTTCCTCGTCAGACGGATCTTCCACCTCACGCTCAAGCGGCTTGCGGCCACGGTCTTCCGGGGGCGTATCGTCTACGACCTCCAGCTCAATATCGGATTCTTCAGGAGTGGACTCATCCACGCCATCGGTTGCCTCTGCTTCTACTTCATCAGGGAACTTGTACTCTTCTTTATCGTTAACTGCCATTTTTACCTCCTGTTAAGCGCGGGTATAACCGCGTGGGTCTTCAACAACCGCTTCAACTTGATCATCGTTGAGTAAGCGGAACTCGCGTCCGTGGATCTTAAACCGTGTACCGGAGTAAGCCCTAACTAACACAAAGTCACCTTCCTTACACCAAGCCCCGCTGGGAAACTTAGCCGAGTCCTTGTAGGCATCCGGCCCCACGGCAAGCACGAAAAGCACAGTCGTGCTGTGTTCTTCGATTTTGGCTATTGATTCTGGTTTAAGCACATCCGTACCGCTAAACCTGTCCTCTACTTCAGGAACAGCACACAAAATTTTCCAGCCTTGTGGTTTAGGTAGTTGGGTGGCTTTTTGCGTGTCTTGAACTTCTTCTTCAATTGTCGTCATCTGATTCCTCAGCTCGTTTAGCAAGGTCAAGTAAGTGAGCCTCTGCCAGCGCCAGACCTTGGATAACGCCACAGAGTTTTTGGTAATCCTCAAAACTTTTGCATGCCCCACCAGCGCAGTCGTCTGCGTAGTTGTTCATGTCATCACGGATTTTTTTGCGTAGAACGTCTACGAAAGATTGGATCACTGGTTGCTACCTCCTTTTGGTTTATTACGGTTAGCCCGTAAAGTTGAGTGGGACTTGGCAATATCCACACCGATTTTTGTACCTTCCATCTCCATACGGGCAGAAGCTTCCTGCTCTTTGATTGCCAACTCTTGCGCTTTAAGCTGCGCATCCATCTGATCTTTCGCGGCTTTGCGTTGGATCTCAGCCTGCTGTAACTGCAGCTTCTGCATCTCCACCTGCATAACCGGATCCTGCATCTGCTCTTGGGCCTGAGCCTGTGCGGCTTCAGCCTGATGCTGCGCCAGCACAATTTGTGAACCTTCGGCCACCATACGCGAGAGTTCGACTTCGGCTGCTTCTGGGAGCTTCTCGTCTGGGTGTGGCAGGGGTACCCCAATAGCATCCTGCACCTGACGCCGGTAGGCAAAAGCTAAGTGCTCGGCAATATGTGCTTGAGCCGCCGCCATGATCTGCGTAGCCATTGGAGACTGACCGACCATGGCTTGAATAGACGGATCTTGGATCATATTGGTGTGCGCCGTAATGTGGGCGTTGTGATCCTGATACATAAACGCCTTGACTGGCTTTAGCCGCAGCATGTTCATGTTCTCAGACAGTGGGTCTGTAGGCTTCTCATCCTCAATACTTGGCACCAGCTTGGCGACGTTCTTGATACCCAGAACCTCCAGCATCTGCCGATGCAAAGCCGGGATGTCATAGACCTGTGGAGCCTGTTGAGATAGCTGCAGCACCGCTTGGTACTGAACGATCCGCTGAGACATTGTTGCTGCGTTAGGGTCCGATACAGGAATTACCTCCACCATCCTGTAGTCGCTAGCCTTAGCTCGCGGGGGGCCATCTTCCGGCTCGTAGTCGTAGGTATCGTCCGTGTAGTCACGAATAATCGCAGCCAACAGCTTGAGTTCTTGCTTAAATGCGTAGTGCACCCGAGCCTGAACTGCCGACATAACCTTGAGCATCCGCTCCAACAGCGCCAACGTCGTACCCACCGGAGCTTGCGCGGACATATCGCTGATCTTCATGTCAGCCGTTGCGGCAAACCTACGGCCTTCTTCAACGATGGTGTTCAGCAGGTTGTAAAGCGTAGCGCTGGGTTCTTTGTACGGCAGCGGCAGGATGTTGTCACGAATAGCGCCAGAGCCTACGTCTACGTCCCTGAACTCACCCGGAGCAATCGGTGTGTCATCGCCCTTGATCCTGAGTCCTCTGGACTTCAGACCGCCCGGAAGGTTTGATAACGTGCCCGCATCAACAAGCTGACGGATGATGGAAGTGGCAGACTTAGCAAAACCACCAATTAGGTGGAAAAGTCCAAAGCCATACACCCCGAAGCCGGGGATATAGATGTAATGCACAAAGTGATTGCGCTTGGATTTGGTTTCATCATCTTCGTAGTAGTTGCGACGGATAGCCAGAATCTCTCCCGTACCCTCCATTACAGTCACCACGTAGGGCAACGCTATGCCTGTGGGTTCGTTGTCATCTTTGTCCTCGTACCCGGGCAGGTCAAGGTTTACGTGCATTTCATAAATGATGTACCGATCATCGTTAAGCGCGCTTAAACCTGTCTCTTTGTCCTTGCGCTCCTGAATCTCGTTCTTTTGCCGTGGCGGATCGCCCAGATCTACGTCCAAGTAAAACCCAGCTACCTGCAGCTTGCGGATCTCATTCTTGGTTTTATACATCCGGTGCGTTACGCGCTCGGCAGTCTCAATACCACTGGCACCGTACGAAATGATTACATCTTCAGCGGGCACAAACACCGACATCTGACGCTGCTGTGATGGATCGTAGTAGACCTTCTTAAATGCTGAACCCGTAGCTGGCAGATTCCACAGCATGCGCTCATGCTCACTACGAAACTCCGGCATACGCTCGGTCAGTTCGTAGTTCATATCCTCTTTTACCCGCTGAGCAGCTTCGTCTTTCTCCTTGGTCTGCTTGCCAATGATTTTGGTCTTAACCGGACCCTGTGCAGGGAAGGTCTCCATGATTGTCTCTGACTGAAAGCGTACGACAGCCTCTGTGATCATTGGGTGGAACACGCCGCAAGCGCCATTCCACGGCTCCGTGCGCTCTTCGTACTTCAAACCCAGCAGGGTCAAGCCTTGCTTGTAGGTGTCTTCCCATTCTTTGCGCGAGCCAAGATCGGTTTTAATGTCCTCCAGAAGTTCGGAGCCAAGGCTATCTAGCTCACTGGGATCAATCTCTTCTGCCAAGTTGGCGTAGAAATCTTCTTCCTCCTCACCGGGTTCTATCTCAATCTCCAATCCTTCAGTCTTAATGCTTACCGACTCAGGATCTTCAATTTCAATCTCAATATCTGGCTCCATGCCCATCTGCTGAGCCATTTCCTCTATGCCAATTGGAGCTTGCGTTAGTGCTTTATCGACTGCCATGATTTATTCCTCACAAGAAGTGCGTGCCCAACAAACCGCTGAATACCGAACACCTTTTGTAATGGGTGTAACACGGTGCATTGCAGTCGAGTCAAACACAACGATATCGCCCTTGTTTTTGAGCAAGTTATCGCTTTTGTCTTTTATTTGAAGTAGCCCACCCTCAAACTCGGATGGATCGTTTAGAAGTATTACAAAGGATGCTGCGCGCTGCGTACCGTTTTGAACCGGAAGCAAGTCGTTATGCCATCTGTAGTGCCCACCCTCTGTGTAGCGAAGGATCTGCACCAAATCAAAATCACACAAACTATTGGCCCATTGGCCTTTTACGTTACCGTCAACCAAATAGTTCTTACACACTGAGCCAAGCGGCGACATAAGGTTGTCAGAAAGAATGTCCGTTTGTCTTATGGCATCTGTTTGTAGGTTTGTGCCGTTGTACATAACCGAACCTTTAGCGCTGTCTTCCCAGCAAAGGCTGTTAAGAACGTAGTCACAAAACGCAGGCGGCATAGCCTGTTGGTAGTACATGCAGGTAAAGTTATTCATGCTTTAATTTTTTAAATTAGTTTTTTACCGCCAGATAAAGGTTTATCAACAAGCCCGCCTTTTTTAAATATTTTGTATTTCATCTTTTCTAATGCGTCTGTAAACACATTAGACCCTGTTTCTTTTTGGCGCGTATGTGGCGGTAAATCTTTAGCATCTAGCCGCGTTTGCCGCAGTCCTGTTAAGGCACTGTATATTTCACGTACTTCACGGTCTTTAAAAAGATTTTTACGTAAAAACGGATCTTTTGTAATGTCCGTGTTTGTTTTAGCTTCTATGGCTACTAAATCAGCAATCATTTCGTAAGCCAAATTAGGTGCAAGCGGTCCTTGAAAATCTATCATGTCTGGCGAAAAATACATGGAATCCAACCCATACTTTTTCTTTAGGTATGGGTACACCTTAGCAGCATCTTTAACAAACTGACTTCTAAGAACACGTCCTTGTTTGGGGTCGTTTGTCATTGAATCAAAAACCGTATTTATTTCTGATGGTTTTCCAAGCTGTTGCCTAGCTAATAAATGTTCTGACTCATGCGCAATTGAAGGCTTATCTGCTATTAAATTTGGTTCTAAAAAAGCAGCAGGAACTTGCCTGTGTACTTTTTCAAACTGTTCTTCTTTAGTGCGTTCATTTGGGGAGACAACGTAAGCAGCCCCCGGATTTAATGCACGATCTTTGTACAACTGTAAATTAGGTAACCCAAAATACGACATTGGCATGTCTTTTGGTATAGCTGCCGGTGTACGTTCTACTTCACTTATCCGGTTTGCTTTTCTTAAAAGCTCTAAAGTTATTGGATCGAGTGCCATGGTTTTTCCTTAATAGTAAGCCGTTGACCGGCGTCTCCATTGTGTTGGCGAGTCCTCTTCATCGCTTGGCAGCGTGATAAACCCACCGTTTCTAAACCGCAGTAACGCCTGCGTCATCGTGTCCACGTAGTCGTCGTGCTCTCCAACCGGAAAGGCCACAACTTCTTCGATAACATCCTTAGCCCACCGCCTATCAGGCGCCCAAACCGTCCCTGACGCAAACAAATCTGATACGGCGTTTACTCGTGCGATCTTGTCGTTGCCCCGGCTTGGCGTGAACTCATCCACCGGTATACCCATTCTTCTTAGTTCTTGTATCAGCGGCGCTCCTGCTGCTTTTTTCTCCACCAGAAACGCATCGGGGTTCCAATCTTTGTAATGCTTAAGCGCTACTTCTTTTAGTTCTGGAAACTCCATCCGATCTTTAAACGCATCCAGTAGGATGACGCTAGGCCGATTGTTTTCCTCCTCGTTATACCAAACGCCCCACGTTGTGCAGGCCGTATAGTCGCTGGTGGTCTTGGCTTCATGCGCCGTATCCCAGCTCTGTATAATGAACTCACACTGTGGAGGATCTTCCGGCTCCCAAATGCGCCAGTGTTGGCGTTTAATGAACGCGGCTGAGTCCAGCGTTGGCTGCTGCATGTACTGAGCGTTCCAGTACCGTGCGTCCATGTTGGCTTTCTTGGCTTCTAACTGCTCCACAGGCCACTGCTCAGGCCATAAGCTTTTGCCGGAGGGCAAAATCGCTGGCAGCTCCACCACTTCCCACTGATCTGAGTCAGGGTTTCGCATCTGATAGTTAATTAGCCGCCCCGTCAGGTCCACCAACGACCAGCGCGTCATAATCACAATAATTGCGCCGTTTGGCATCAGTCGCTGGAGCGGACCTGTTTGGAACCAAGACCAAGCATTATCGAATGTAGCTCGGCTGTTAGCTTTAATGTCTTGCTCGGAATGTGGGTCGTCAATAACGAAAAGATCGGCACCGCGACCAGCCAAAGCACCACCAACACCAACAGCGTAGTACTGACCGCCAGCACCAGTAGACCATTTTCCTGCAGCTTTTTGATCATCTGCGACCAAAGTTTTTGGAAATATCTGCTTGTACTCATCGGAATCAATCAAATTTCGCACCCGCCTACCAAAGTCTTCTGACAGACCTGCAGTGTGCGTCGCCATAATTATCTTTTTCTCTGGGTACTGGCCCAGAAACCACGCCGGGAACAGGTAAGAACTGAACTCAGACTTACCCATACGGGGTGCGATATTGATAATCACACGCTTTTTGACCCCGTTTGCGATGTCTTGAAAGATTTTCGCTAGTTTCCTGTGGTGCGGACCCTCTTTGAACCCAGGGTAGATCGCATGGGCAAAGGAAATCATACTGTTTTGCGCCAGTTTTAGCTTGGCACGACGTTCCTGCTCCTCCAACTCCTCCAAAAACTCAATTTTTTGGTGTGGGGTCAGCGTTTTAAGTAACGCATTTATCTCTGCGTTACTCAGTTTCATTCTTTTCTTCCTTGACTTCTACGTCCTCAGCGTCTGCGTTGCGTTCTTCGCGCTCAGTAGCCTCAGCCTCCACGGTCTTTTGTAGTTGGGCCAGCTTCTCACGGATCTTCTCGTCCAGTTCTTCGTCGTTAAGCTCTTCTTTCTTCACGCTTACGCGCTCTGTGAACAGTCCGATCTCAGTAACTTTACCCAAAAGCTCAATTGCTTTTAGCCTTATGCGGGCATCAGGGTGCTCCATTTCTTCTACCAACTGCGCTACCGCCTTACCCCTGATCTTTCCCGCCTCCTCCACGAACTGCCAGTCATATGCGGACAACATAGTTACTAGCTTACGAACCGCCGGAGGCGTGGTTACGTTGGCTACAGCGGTTTTGGGGTCGGGGGCGCCCGTGGTCAGCGCGGTAAATGCTTCTCTGGCGGCCGCAGCTTGGGCAGTCTGCTCAATTTCTTCGTCGTCTTCGGCGCCCAGCTCCTTTAGCCAGTCTGCCGTGTTGACCTGCGCTTGTAACAAATCAGCAGCTTGCACCTTTTTGAAAGGGACAAAGCTTTCGTCGGGTGCGTCTAGCACCTCGGGTTCGTACTCAATCTGTTGTAAATGGTCTAACAAAGCGGGGGTCTCCCGTAAGCAGGGCTTGCACCCAGTTGGGCGGAGTGTATACTCGGACCTGACAACCCGCAAGGGGGGTCACTGTTTGTATGTCTCCTTCTGGCTATCAGCCTTTGTCCCCAGTTCTTGTCACTGGGGACTTTTTTTTACCCCTACTTTGTCAAATCTTTGACAATTTTTACTATAATTTTTATAGAAATTTTTAGCATATCTGTTTCCCTCCTTCAGACTTATTTATGCGTTTGAGGGGGTGGGGGTAAATTTACTTTCGTTTTACAAAGTTGGCTGTGCGGTTGTGGAATAGTGATCTGTCTACGCCGCCACGCCGTCAACATATTTGGGGGGCTGGGTATGGGTGGGGTTGCAGAATCGCAAATACGCTAAACAAGCGATAGCAACTAAGCCTAATGGTATAATAGATGTATCGGTTGGCAGGGTTGCCAGCCGTTGCGATGCCGAGCCGCTTTGCTCGGCTTTTTGTTTGGGACATTTGTTCCAAACTTATTTACAGGAGATACAAGCATGAAAACAAAATCATCAATTCGTTTGGCTTACCGCAATTTCCTGCACGCTGGCCGCGATATGCGTAACGAGTTACAGAAACATCTCGTGCGAGGTAAGTTGCCTGCGAGCATCGTTGCAGACTTAGCCGAGGAACACGCGGAGTGCTACAAGTGCCACGCTCACAAGACGGAGTCAGGCGCATGGAGATTCTCCAAAGATGTTGATGACACTACGAGCGCGAACAGGCATGAGGCGGCTACTAAACAATGGAACCGCGTCATCGCTCCACTCACGGGGCAAGCCAAGAGCAAGCAAGGCGGAGCACGATACAAAAGCGAAAAGGAGTTGATGAGCCAGCGCGACTTTGTGCTCAAAGCCTTTAAGTTGTTGTCAGCAGCAGATCGCAAGTGGGTTATCGCCAATGCTTCGTAATAGTTTGTTTGCAGTAGGCTTTGGGACAGATGTCCCAAAGCCATTAACTTGTTAAGGAGAACGACATGAGCAAGACATACAAAGATGTTGTTAAGTTGTTTGACACAACGAAAGCCAAGAAGCGGGAGGGCGGGGCTTCTGCGCGATTCAAAGCCGAGCGCAAACGCAAAGATGAACGGAAACTTTTCCGCTTCACCACATGGCTTGAAAAGACTGCACAAGATTGATTCCTACCAACTTGTTAACAGGAGGATGTCAAAACTTTGACAAATGACAAATGTCCACTATGTCCACTTGCAATTTTTTTTCTGGACGCCCGCAAACCCGCGCCAATACTAGCGCTGTCCACTTACTATCCTATATATCTATCTTTTTATAAATTACTTATGTATGTATGGGTTAGTTGACTTATGGACACACTTTCAAAGAAAGTTTTTGTTCCTTTGAAGTTGTATTGTTTTTTTCAAAATGCTGGGTATCATGGACGCTAACACCTCCAAGCCAAGCCCCATAAGGCTTACAGCGCGTCCAATAAAAAAAAGCCAAGTGGACAAAGTGGACATCGCCGGAAAAAAGTGGACATTTTCAAGGAGCACCGCATGGAAAACACCGTTTGCCCCGTCTGTAAAACCGCAAAGCCCCGCAAGGACTTCAAACGCATGGCTACGCTATCTCAAACGAAAGCATGGCTACGCAACCCCCTTGCATCCAAACGAATGACCTACATCGGAAAGGAGTGTAACGAATGCCATAAACAAACTAAGAGGAAGCAACATCAAATCACCCCCGCAGAACTCCGCAAGCGTCTGATCAACGAAGGTGTGAATCTTCTGAAGATCGAAGCAACACTTGCAAGGCGCAAAGCTCTGGTCACCAAAAAGAAAAGTGCGGTGGCTCGGCGCACGCTACGCAAGCGCTATGCGCTTACGGGTGTCAAAAAGAATTCTTCATCTCAAGAAAGGTAGGGCCGAAATCATGTTGTCAAAACAAAACCAAGCCATTCTTCTCATGGCTAAAACAAAACCGTTTAAAGATAAACCTAAACAAAAGATTGGGACATCTGTCCCAAACCAACAAGACGAAGCCCAAGCGCAGGCTGAATGGGTGCGGTTCAAGTCCGAGTGCGTGTTGCTCAAAGGAAGGAGAAGCAAATGATGAAAGCAAAGTATTTGCTGGAAGGGCTGGCGCTGTTGTGTTCTTACGGCGCCATTGTGTTGTTGACTTATTGGATCGTAAACCTGTGAAGGAGGTGTGAAATGAGTAACGATACTCGCAGTATGTTGTTACAAAGATTGGGTAAAGCGCTTGAAACAAATGTATCGCACGAATCAACTGCTTTCCCAAACCCTGAGTTGAGCTGGGATCAGGTCAACCTGTTGCGTGCACTACATAAGATGGCGCACAAACGCGCTGACTTGCTCGTGTCTCTGTTGGCTAAGGTGCACAGTCACTTTACTTTATCGCATGACAAAGTGCGCGCTTGGTTAAAGCTTCTGTGCACCCAAGCGCAGACTCGGTATGCCTTGGCCCTGTTCGATTCACGGACTGGGCATATGCGCAATATATCGCGCTCGTATCAAAGCAGCATACGCAGTTACATTTCTTATCTCGTTGCGTTTGATGAGCAAGATGAGATCCATGATCTTCTTGAAGACGAGTTTGTGACTTGCGATGACTGCGGTGAGTGGGAGGCGCGTGATGAAACTACCGAGCCGTATAACAGTTGCGCTAGTGTCTGCCGTTCGTGCCTTGAGAATGAATATGAATACTCAAGCTATTACGATGCGTATGTTGATAACGAGAACTCACGGACTGCGATTGATCGGGATGGTAGTGAGGTCACCATTCATTGCGATGACGAGGACTTTGAGTGGAGTGATGACGAAGACTGCTATGTTCATTGCGAGTATGGTGGGCGTGTCATCAGCGGTTATCATTCATCGAAGAGTAGCTTCATGCCTATCCAATCTGAGTGGACTAAAGCCAACTCGTTCTATGTAACCAAGCCGCTTAACTTATCAGAGCAGGGTATGCGTTACGAGCGGTTCTTTGGCGTTGAGCTTGAGGTTGAGGTGCGCAATGATCGCACCGAACACGCACGAACACTCAACGATGCGCTTAACAATGGCAAGATGGGTCATCGTTGCTTCTTTGAGAATGATGGCTCGTTGTCCAATGGCTTTGAGATCATCACGCAACCGATGGGTCTTGATATGCACGAGTCGTTTTGGGAGTGGGTCAAGAAGCCACACCTGTTGCGCGGCCTATCATCGCACAACACCAGCACTTGCGGTCTTCATGTCCACGTAACACGCGCTGGCCTATCCAAGTTGCAGCTCTCAAAGATGGTGGCGTTTGTCAATCACCCTGACAATCGTGCATTGATCGAGGCTGTTGCTCGCAGATATGGTAGTGACTACGCTAGGTATTACTCAAGCAAACGAGTTGGCAATGCGTTGCGTGGTGACACCAACAGATACGAGGCACTCAACATCGAGTCACGCAAGACTGTTGAGTTTCGTATGTTCAAAGGTTCGCTGAAGTATGAGTCGATCCTGTCTGCGGTGCAGTTTGCAAATGCCTTGGTCAACTTCTGTAGCGATCAGTCAGGCTATGGGTTCAAGCTTGACACCAAGTCTTTCTTGCAGTTTCTCGCCCACCCCACGATTGCCAATGACACCAAGATCTTGCGCAATTACATCGACAACAGACTTGAAACACTTTAATCATAATCAAAAGGAGCATACACTATGTGCATACTAATTCATCACACCGCAGAGACTTCGTTCTCTGATGCAGTTCTCCGCGACTTCTACGCACACAACCCCGATGGCTTCGGCATCATGTTTGGCGATGGCAAAAAGATCCATGTCACCAAATCTCTCGGTAGCGTGGACGAAACCATTGCGCTGTATCGTGACATCGCTGAGGGGCGTGAGTGCATCTTGCACTACCGCATGAAAACCCACGGCAACATCGACACAGCCAACTGCCATCCGTATCGCATCACCGATGATCTATGGCTGTCGCACAACGGCATCTTGTCTGCTGGCAATCCCATACGCAAAGAGATGTCAGACACTTGGCACATGATCGAATACATTCTCAGACCGATCGCTGAGTCGAATGTGGACTTGCTGTTTACCGAAGACTTCCAAGAATATCTTGGCGAGATGATCGGTTCTAGCAACAAGTTTGCACTATGCCATGCCGATGGTCGCATTGCCGTTATCAATCGTGATGCTGGCGTTGAGCACTTCGGTGCTTGGCTATCTAACACCTACGCATGGTCTGCATCTAGTCATGGCTTTACTCACAAGGGCATCACCAACAGATGGGGTTCGTATTACGACAGCTACGACTACGAATATGGCAGCGCATATGTTGGCAACATCAAAGCTAATGATGACAACGATGACAACAATAAGTTTGACTACGATGACATCATTCGTGATGTGCACAGATGCTATCTCAAAGGCCAAAGCAATGTGTTGAACTGGGTCTGCTTCAATCCAGAGAAAGCAAAGTATCTGCTTGGCGAGTGGTATGAGCTTGAACAACATGAAGTGCAATCACTTGTTGAAGATACACCAGAAGAAGCAGTTGAGTGGATTACTGATCTGTTTGTTAGTGATTCAGTAACGACACCATTTCAATAAAGGAGAAGCAAATGAATGACACCAACAACTTCGTTTACTTAGTAATGCAGTATGACCCAAGCATGGGTAAAGAGTGGGTGATGTATGCATTCGATACGGTGGCCGAGGCAGAGGCGCAGGTGGACAAAGTCAACAAAGAGTTTGGCCCCAAGCCTGCGCTGCACTACTTCGTCAAAGCAGTTCGTTATTTCAGAAAGGAGGTGATGGTATGAAGATCAAGACGAGCGAATTAAGTGGTGCGCAGTTGGATCTTATGGTGGCGAAGTGCGAGGGTGTAGATAAGCAGGACTATTACGAAACGCACAACGAACCTTATATGCCCTCAGTTGATTGGGCGCAGGGTGGGCCGATCATTGAACGGGAGCAGATTGATCTTGAAGTTTCACAAAACGGTGAATGGGTGGCATTAGCGTTTCCCGTTGCTGAAAAGTTTGGTAAGACTCCCCTGATCGCCGCGATGCGCTGTTATGTCGCCAGCAAGCTAGGCGATGAGGTGGAGGTGCATCATGCCAGCACATGAAGCCGCACAAAGCGTAGTTTGGTTTGTTGTATTTATCTTTGTAGTAATTGGTATTGGTATTTACTTAGGAAAGGACGAATGATATGGGCTACCGATCTGCTGTTGCCATACTCATGTATGGCGAGAAACGAGAGTGTCAGATGGTGCTGGATTTGTTTATGCAAAGTACGCTGCCTGATGAAGACAAAGAGTTTTTTAATCGACACAAACAGGAGAAGACGCAAGGGCAGGTGCATTACGTATTCTGGTCGTTCGATAACGTCGAGTGGTGCGGCGAACTACATACGGTGAAGAACAATCTGTTTAACTTCGTTGAACAGATTGAAGACGCCAACGATGTGGGCGATCCGGCTGACCGCGAATCCCTAGCCATCGAGTTTGTCCGCATGGGGGAAGACCCTAACGACAACGATCGGGAGGCTACCGAGCGCAACGTGTTTTGGCTGGATATCAAGCGGGTAATTGGCTATCCAGACGAGCTTTTTGACTGGTCTCCTTCCCAATAGTAAGTTTACAGGAGTAAAATAGCTGGAAAAAGCTTGTCAAACTTTTGACAGGGCTGTAAAATCTTTTACATAAAGCGTTAATAAAAAGGAGCATACAAACTATGAATACATCTGACTTTCTTTCGCACAAACAAGTTGTTAGCTTGATCAAAGCTGTTGGTCCAAAGCGCACGGTTCTGATCATGGGTGAGAACGGCATCGGCAAAACGGCTGTGTGGCACACACTAGCCAGAGATCCTGACTTCGATGGGCATATCAAGATCAAGCCGATTGATTCAACTCAACTGTCTGATGGCTCGCTGTTCATGCCTGATCTTGACCGTGAGAACGGCGTATCAACTGAGCTACCCAACGCCCGTCTTGGCCTTTCAAAGCACAACCAGCTAGGCGTAAACGGTTCGCGGCCTGTGCTGGGTATGTTCGATGAGATCGCCAAGGTTCCGCAGTATGTCAAGAACATGATCGCTCCGATCCTCTACGAGCGCCGCGCTGGCACGCTGGGTATGCCTGAAGGTTCTGTGTGGTTTGCTGGCACGAACCTGTCTGTTGAGGGGCTGGGCGACATACTGCAGGCCCATCTGCGTAACAGACTAATCGTTGTCAAGATGCGTAAGGCCACGCTAGTTGAATGGCTTAATGAGTTTGCCATTCCGTTCCGCTTAAACCCAATCATGCTGGCGTGTGTGCAGGAGTATCCGATGGTCTTTGATTCGTTCTTGGACTACGAGAAGGGTGGCAAGCACGAGAACAAAGACTTAGCCAAAGATAACCCCAGCATCTTCAACCCACGCATCGTGCAGGATGCTTACGCCTCACCGCGCTCAATGCATGCGGCCTCGGACATTCTTGATGTGATGGACAAGCTGGATGCAGAGACTTTGCAGAAAGCGTTGGAGGGCACAGTCGGTAAACCTTTTGCTTCGATACTGAACTCATACATTCGCTTTGGGCAACAAGTTCCCCCTATCAACACTATTCTTGCCAACCCCACAACCGCGCCAATACCAAGCAACAAGATCGCACAACAGGTTCAAGTGTTTCAGTTCATCACTCGCACAGAGAACCGCGATGATGCGCAAGCGTTTACACAATATGTGATGCGTCTGCAACCTGAGATGCAAGCGCTCTTTCTTCGCCGTATCACCGAGTCTGATCGTATCGGTCCGTTTAGTTCTGTTGATGAGTTTGGGCAAATGCTTGCCGACAATCGTATTTACTACAGAGTCCAATAAATAAAAAGGAGGCTGACATGAAGCACTCTACATGGGACAGCATGACGCTTGAACAGCGCGTGCGTGCGGTCAACATCGACATTATGAACCACAGCAATTTTTGCACGCTGACTGGTCTGGTCACAATGGGCGACATACATTTTATTGATGGCATGCCCACCGCAGGAACCAACGGTCTTGATGTGTTTTATGGCTGTGAGTTTTTGGCAAGACAAAACCGCAAGCAAGTGCGATTTGTTCAACTGCACGAGTCATTGCACAAAGCCCTGCGTCATTGTTCTGACTACAAAGATGTCGTTGCTAAATATCCAGAGCTATCCAACATGGCGATGGACTATGTGGTCAACGGGTTGATTGAGCAGACTGATCCTGAGCACAAGTTTATAGAATACACAACTGATCCTGAGCCGTTGCTTGATCCCAAGTATTACAACCGTTCGTTTGTAGATGTGTTGCAAGACTTACTGAAGAACCCCCCGCCTCAGAGTCAGAAAGAAAGCATGACTCTTGATGAGCACTACGGCACTCCCGAAGAAGTCGATCCGCAAGAATTGGAACAGCAGATTCAAGACGCGCTCAATCATGGCGACATGGTGCAGAAGCGTATGCAGGCAGGTATTGACAGTAAAAACAGCCCTCTGTCTGGTCTTGGTGTCAAGCGTGATACGGATTGGCGTAATGCCCTGCGTGAGTTCATCGAACAGATTGTGACGGGTGACGAGTATTCTCGTTATAACCCTCCCAATCGCCGCTTCTTGGCGCACGACATCCTCATGCCCACTCACTTTGATATTGCTATGGGTGAGTTGATGATTGCCTGCGATACATCCGGCTCAATGGAAAGTGTTTACCCAATCGTGTTTGGTGAGATCGCCAACATCTGCAAGCAAGCCAACCCTGACAAAGTGCGCGTTGTTTGGTGGGATACACAAGTTTGCGATGAGCAAGTGTTTGAGCGTGGGCAGTTCGAGCAGATCGCTGACTTACTCAAACCCGCTGGCGGTGGTGGCACTTCACCGCAATGTGTTGCGGACTATATTCAAATCAAGAATTACAAACCGACTGCTGTCATCTGGCTGACCGATGGTTACTTGGATGCTTGCCCCACAGCGGTTTGCAGTAACGAACTCTGGGGCGTTGTTAATAACGATCACTTTAAACCCGCGCATGGCAAAGTCCTGCGCATTCATTCATAAGGAGTAGCAAACATGCCATACATATCTGACCCCAATGATTTTCTGTTTGACGATGAAGTAAACGAAATTGAAGTTCAACCGAAAAAAGGAAAACAAATGAAAACAAAACCAAGTTTTCACGCAGTCCATAAAAAAGCAATTGATGATGCTGTCGCTCGTCTGATGGCGGTTAGCTGTGCGTTTAAGATCATTACGCCTCTTGATGAAGAAATCTTTTACGATCCTGATAACAAGATGGGCAAACCCAAGAAGCGCACAAGGCGCGATGAAGGTTCTTACGAATACGGTGATCTGAAGAAACACTACGCACCTTACATTGAGAATGTTGCCGTTGGTCAAGTGGTAGAAGTTCCATACACTGATGACTTACCCTACGCTGCACTTCAAAGCAGCATGTCGGCTTACCTATCAAATGTGTGGGGCAAAGGAACCTATACCACGGTGACGAACAAGAAAACAAAAAAGATTGAGTTACTACGCTTAGCCTAAATAAGAAAGGAGCATACACATGAACCGATATAACATTGATTCTTGCGCACTACTCGTTGAGTTCAACGCAAGCGTATGGACAGCACGAAAGCTGGACAGAAGTGCAACCGACGAGGTTGTGATTAACAAACGGGCAACAGCGAAAGATGCGGCTCGTGTCAACAAACACTTGCTTGCTGGCCGCGTTGAGTTGGATGTGATTCAAAAGCATGTCAACGCTGTGCGCACTTATGTCTATGAGAACACTCTGCCTTGGTCTGACACAGGTATTCGCCTGTTGCCGACTGCGAAGTTCTTGGAGTTCAATGACCGCATGGGTAACCTTGAGACCGAGTTTGTAGATCTGGTCAACGACTTTGTTCAGGTGTATCCGTCATTGATCACGGCACAAGCCATGGCTCTTGGTGATATGTTTGACAGAAACGAGTATCCGTCTGCTGGTGAGATGGCGCACAAGTTCTCATTCCGTCTTAACTACATGCCCGTGCCCAAGGCTGGCGACTTCCGTGTGGATGTTGGCAACGAAGCACAGGAAGAACTGCAGAAGAAGCTGGCGAAGTTAGCTGACGAGCGTGTCGAGTTTGCTATGAAGGATGCGCGAGATCGTCTGAAGTCGCACTTGGAGCGCATGATGGAGCGCCTGAAGGTAGAGGAGATCAATGGCAAAGTGCAGAAGTCTCGCATCCATGACACGCTCATCGAAGGTGGGCTGGAGTTGTGCGATGCACTCGTGGCCCTGAACCTGACCGGAGATCCCGCTTTGGAGGCGGCTCGTGCCAAGCTGGAGAGCGTCTTGCGTTCGGTTGATGTCGATGATTTGCGTAAGCATGATGGCGCTCGCACGGAAGTTCGGACTCAGGTTGCTGAGATCATGGATAAGTTTAACTTCTAAAGGATAAGTCATGAGACCGCTACGCGTATTAAGTTTTCAACGAGATCACGAGATGGACTTTGTGGCTGACTGCGTGCTGGATTTACTGAGTGATTACCCCAAGGCTACACCCACACAGACCATCGTTGACGAGTGTAACAAGGACAAGGTATCTTCACCAGCAACCACGCACAAGAAGCTGAACATGCTTAAAAAACTTGGGCTTGTGGATGTGATCGCTCACCCCAACGACAAGGATGGCCGCAAATGCTACATCAAGGTAAGCCCCAAAGGCATGGACTATCTAACCAAGTGGGAGGGCGCCAGCAAATGAAAGACCTAATCGACTTCAAGAAACTATGGGCGTGGTGCGTAGAGCGTTGGCGCACTTCGTTCGGGTGTGTGGTGCTTGCGATTGTTGCTTTCTTGTTGGGCACTGCATGGGAATCTAAATCTATAACCGAGGACTGCCGCTTCATGGGAGCGTTCCGTGATGGGGCACAAGCCTATAACTGCCAGCCGAGAGTGCGATGAATAATCAAACAATGAAGTGGTTTCCCACACCAATCAAAACCGAGTGGGGCGAGGGTATGGTTATGTCGGATTTAGCGATTGATAACGACCACACCGTGTCCATTTATTGCGAAGCTGATCAGACCAAAAAGGTTGAAGCCATGTTTAAGCGTGAATGGGTTGGGCTGACGGATGAGGAAATAGATGCCGCTGTGAAGTCATGTAATACGGTAGATACCTACAAGTATTTTCGTGCTATCGAAGCCAAACTAAAGGAGAAGAACTGTGGCTAAAGGACTATGGGACGACATACCGCTTAAAAACATTGACCGTGACAAAGCATGGGAAGCGCTCATCAAGCGCAAGGATGTGAAGGCTTTGTTTGAAATGCACCATGACCCTGAGTTTAAGTTTCCTCTCGGTGGCGGTTATCACGACCTTTGGTGTCTGTGTTGGCATCGGGCTTGGACCAAAGGGTATGAGGCTGGAGCCAAATGTAATTTGGAGGATAACCAAGATGACGATTGAAGAAGCATGGCTGATGTGGATGAAGACCACTCGCAAGACTAGCGAACCAGCGACCATCGAAGATTTTGAAGTTATTAAGAAGACTTCTTGGTGGGCCGCTTTTGAGGCTGGATGGAATGCCGCTAATTGCAACAATGATGTTTGGGATCAGGCATACAAAATGGGTCTTGAGGCTGGAAAAGAAATAGCAAAGGAGAACACATGAAGATTGTCTTTTGGGCTTTCATTATTGCATTAGTATTTTTGTTTATGGATTACAAAGTTGATAAGGCTCATGCCGAGGGGTTCAAGGTTGGCATGAACTACGCCTTAAAGTCTGACCCGCCGAGCGAAGAACTTGAGATGCGCTGTGCTGGTCTGTGGGTTGGCAAGCAAAATCAAAAAATGTGGAACAAACAAAATGCCCGTTAAGATACCGCCAGAATATGAAAAAGCGTGGAATTATCTATGCAGTCGCAAGACCCCCGCTACCGTAAAGCAAGTAAGAAAAGTATTGTTAATAAGTGAAACCCATGCAAGACGAGCACTAGATTACTTTGTGTTTGCTGAAATTGCTGATAGGTTTGATAAAAACAGCGTTAGATTTTATAAGGTGAAAGAATGAAGAAGTGGTGCAAGTCATGTCAGTCCGCTAATCCTGAGCGCGAGGGAGGAATTGCTTATGCCGCAGATGGTGCAAGTTTGTATTGGATATGCCACGCCTGCACACGCCATGCCAAGGTTTCAGGTGGCGGACGAGTGCGGTCCCTTGAGGACATTCTGGACGAGGGAGGAGGCGCAGCGGTGGATGCAGCCTTGGATGCAGTTAACCGAACTTCCAAAGCCAAAGCGCGTTAAGCAATACATTGAGTGCGAGGAGGCACTGCTATGACACCTGAAGGAAAAGTAAAAAAGAAAGTAGCTGAGTTGTTGAAGAAGTATGGGGCTTATTACTTTTTCCCCGCGATGGGTGCATTTGGCAGGGCTGGTGTGCCTGATATTGTAGGTTGCTACCGAGGAGTGTTTTTCGCTGTTGAATGCAAAGCTGGCAAAGGCAAAACCACAGCGATCCAAGAAGCTGAGATTGAAAAGATTCAAAAAGCAAAAGGCCACGCATTTGTAATCAACGAGTCCAACATGGACTTACTAGAAACATATTTGAAGGAGCACTATGACTGACACCGAAAAACAAAAGGCGCTTGATCGTGCCAAAGAAATGTTTGATTCGTTTGATGTCGATAACGAGCAGCATTCAGCCATCATCATTATGTACGACAAAGAAGCCAGCAATTTTAAAATGCTGACAGTTAATACAACACCCATGACTGCAGCGCTACTGTTAACAAACGCATACGAGTCAGTGCTTGATGGCGTGAAAGATATGTTGGACACCGATAGGACATTAAATTGAGCGCACCTTACAAACACTTACTCGTCATCGACTTTGAAACACGCTGGGATAAAAAAGAATACACGCTGTCCAAGCTGACGACAGAACAATACATTCGTGACCCACGCTTCAAAGCGTTCGGCTGCTGTGTCAAAACTTATGATGTGCCCGGCGTTGTGTGGGTGACCCATGCTGATCTGCCTGACTTCTTCAATACAGTTAACTGGAGCGAGACCGCTGTGCTTGCGCACAATGCGCAGTTCGATGTGGCGATCCTGTCATGGGTGTACGGAGCCAAGCCTGCGTTCATATTCGACTCGCTCTCCATGGCGCGGGCGTTGCGTGGGGTGGAGGCGGGCAACAGTCTGGCAAAGCTTGCCGCTGAGTTTGGTCTGCCGCCCAAAGGAAATGCTGTGAATAGCTCTGACGGATTGACGGAGCTGCCCGAGGAAGTTGAGATGGAGTTAGCTGAATACTGTAAGCACGACACCATCTTGTGTGAGGAAGTGTTCAAGCGTCTGATCGGGGACTACCCCGTCAAAGAGTTACGGCTGATTGACCTTACGCTAAAGATGTTTATCAGTCCTGTATTAGAACTAGACAAGGAGATGCTGCGTGAAGCAATTGTGGAGGAAAGCGCTAAGCGAACGGAACTTCTTAGCCGCCTTGGCGTGGAGGAAACAACCTTGGCAAGCAACGATAAATTTGCTGAGTTGTTATCAGGAATGGGTATTGCGCCCCCTATCAAAATCAGTAAAACAACGGGCAAAGAAGCATTTGCGCTTGCAAAGAATGATGCTCACTTCCAAGCGTTACTTAACTCCGACAACGAAGATGTGGCGCTCCTGTGCGAAGCGAGGCTTGCCGTTAAGTCCACGTTGGAGAGAACCCGGGCGCAGCGCTTCCTTGATATTTCAGAGCGCGGTAGGCTTCCGGTTCCCCTCAATTACTACGGGGCGCACACAGGTCGTTGGTCGGCGTCGAAAGGCTCTGGTCTTAACTTACAGAACCTTAAGCGCGGTTCATTCCTTCGCAAGTCGATACAGGCACCAGCAGGGTATTCGCTCGTTGTCTGTGATCTGGCCCAGATCGAACCGCGAGTACTAGCATGGCTGGCTGATTACACAGAGTTGTTGGAGATATTCAAGTCAGGGCAGGATGCGTACGCTCAGTTCGGTGCGCAGATGTTCGGCATACCGGGGCTTACAAAGGAGTCGCACCCTGACTTAAGACAATCGGCTAAGTCTGCCCTGTTGGGTTGCGGCTATGGTCTTGGCTGGGCATCGTTCGCCGCGCAGTTGTTGACAGGCTTTCTTGGTGCGCCGCCAACTCGGTACGACAAAGCGTTTGCCAAGCAGTTGGGTGTGTCGGCTGAGTTTGTTAACGAGTTTATTTCGTATCAGCCATTCTTGACCCGCATGAAAGACATCCCGCACACTTGCACGGACTCCGAACTCATAGTGCATTGTGTATCGGCTAAAAAGATTATTGATAAATATCGTGATGCCGCACAGCCTGTTAAAACATTCTGGGACATGTGCGACTCGCTCATCAAGCGCAGCCTGAACGAAGGCATAACTTACACGCACAAATGTTTGGTGTTCACAAAAGAAAAGATTATCTTGCCAAGCGGCTTGGCTTTGCGTTATCCTAACCTGACTGGAGAGCCTGATGAAAAAGGGCGACTGCAGTGGTCGTACGGTGATGATAAGAAGAAGTTGTACGGCGGGAAGCTGACTGAAAACATTGTTCAGGCAGTGGCTCGTTGCGTTATGACAGACGGTATGTTGCGGATACAGAAGCGTTATCCCTGTGTGCTGACTGTCCACGATGAAGTAGCTGCGCTAGTCCCTGAGTCGGAAGCTGAAGAAGCTGAAAACTGGGTCTTGGCGCAGATGACTATGGTTCCCAAGTACATGCCGGGGATTCCATTAGCGGCAGAAGCAGGGCATGCGAAACGATATGGAGATGCAAAGTGAAGATCCCAACAAGGATAAAGGTCGGTAAAACTTGGTACGACGTAAGCACCGTCAAGCACATGCAGAAACAAGGCGTAGTAGGCGGCACTTGGTACAAAGAAAAGTTAATTGAAGTGGCTACACACAGCAACGTGCGTGGCGTACGGTTCAAGAAAGAAGATGTGTACGACACGTTCTGGCACGAGTTGACTCATGCCATACTGAAAGACATGGGCAGTAAGCTCGAAGCTGACGAGAAGTTTGTAACAGCGTTCTCGGAAAAACTAACCAAAGCAATTATCTCAGCGAGGTTTGATTGAAAGTTAAATGGTCACACTCAGCCCTCAAAGACTTTGAAAACTGCCCTCGGCGGTACTACGAAGTCAAGGTGCTGAAGAACTACCCCACGCCAGAAACAGAACAGATCAAGTACGGCAAAGAGTTGCACAAAGCTGCTGAAGATTATGTGCGCGACAATACACCGCTACCTGTACAGTTCTTGTTTGTGAAACCTACCATTGATGCGTTGCTAACAAAGCAAGGTCGTCGTTACCCAGAGCATGAGATGGCGTTAACCGAAACGCTAACGCCGTGCGGTTTCAAAGATGAGAATGTTTGGGTGCGTGGTATTGCTGACTTGTTGATCGTTGATGATGACAACTTGACAGCATGGGTAGTGGACTACAAAACAGGAAACAACAAGTACCCGGACGTTGGGCAGTTAGAGCTTATGTCTTTGATGGTGTTTGCTAACTTCCCCCACATTCGACAGGTCAACTCCGCGCTTTTGTTTGTGGTCAAAGAAAGCATGGTCAAGTACAAAATGAGTGTTGACGATGTACCGGCAGCATGGCAAAGATACAGAGAGCGTGTTGCTAAGTTGGCGGCATGCCACAGTAACAATGTATGGAACCCAAACCAGACACCGCTATGTGGTTGGTGTCCGGTGAGGAAATGTGAATTTCACCCTAAACACTAGGAGTTAATCATGGGAACGCCTGCAAATAAACGAAACTACAAACAAGAATATGCTGACTTTCACGGCAAACCTGAGCAAATTAAAAAACGTGGACAGCGCGTTAAAGCGCGCCGTATGTTAGAAAAAGAAGGTGCGGTTAATAAAGGTGACGGAAAAGACGTAGATCACAAAAACCCACTTCGTTCAGGCGGCACAACGACTCGCAGTAATCTACGTGTGCGTAGCGTTAAATCAAACAGAGGGGATACTCGGTGAAAAATTTAACACCGCAGGCTCTCGCAGACTTGTGGTATTTAAAATTTGGAAACAGTTGGGTGGTACGTAATACTTTGACAGATGAATGGAAAAACATTGGCAGAGAGTTAATGCGAAACAACTTAGCTGCTTATGAATTACTTAGCCACAACCAAACACCAACCATAGAAATCATAAAGCTAAAAGAGACATGCAAATAATCGAAAACAAAGCGCTGATATTGCGCACACGCAATCCTGACAAGTACAGCATCATCCCCAAGTCAAAGATTGTTAATGAACTTGACGGTGGTATCTTTGAAGTAGCAATCAAGTGGGGGCTTGATGAAGTACGCGTGCTTAAAAACCTTGGCGTTAAGAACGTACCATCCCCAATCACGGCACGCTACGACTGGCCCGGGCGTTACAAACCGATGGCGCACCAGATTGAAACATCTTCTTTTCTTACGCTACACCGCAGAGCTTTTGTGTTCTCAGAACCCGGCACTGGTAAAACGCTATCAGCGTTGTGGGCCGCTGACTACCTAATGCGCACTAAGCAAGTGCGGCGTTGCTTAGTTCTATGCCCTATATCAATCATGCACTCGGCATGGATGGCTGACCTACAAAACAGCATCATTCATCGCTCCGCGATTATTGCGCACCATCAGCAGGCCGCACGGCGCATTGAGATGGTTCAGGGCGATTACGAATTTGTTATAACCAACTACGACGGTCTTAATCTTATAGCCGACGAGGTCATCAATGACGGGCGCTTTGATCTGATTATTGCGGACGAAGCCAACGCTTATAAAAATGTCAGTACAAAACGCTGGAAAGCCCTGCATAAAATCCTTACTCCCAACACGTTGCTCTGGATGATGACAGGCACGCCAGCCTCGCAGTCACCGCTGGATGCTTACGGGCTAGCCAAGATGGTCAACCCTGCGGGTGTGCCAAAATTTTATACGGCATGGCGCGATGCCACAATGAACAAGGTCAGCATGTTTAAGTGGGTTCCCAAGTTCGATGCGCAAGATAAAATCCACACCGCCCTGCAACCCGCAATACGCTTTACCAAAGAGCAGTGCTTGGATCTCCCGCCAGTCATTACGGAGACCCGGGACGTACCGCTGACCCCCCAGCAAAAGAAGTATTACAACATGCTCAAGGAGCAGATGCTGGTCAGGGCGGCAGGGGAAACCATTACCGCAGTCAACGCCGCCGCAGAGGTCAACAAGCTACTTCAGATCAGCGCAGGGGCGGCGTACACGGACAACGCCGAGGTGGTAGAGTTCGACTGCACGCCAAGACTCTCCGTGCTCATGGAAGCGCTGGAGGAGACGGATCGCAAGGTCTTAGTGTTTGCCCCATACCGTCACAGCATAGACACGATCACGACATACCTGACGCAGAACAACATCGACTGCGCGCAGATCCACGGTGATGTATCGCCATCAAAGCGCACCAAGATCTTCAAACAGTTTCAAGAAGAAGCGAGTCCTCGCGTACTTGTGATCCAACCGCAGGCGGCATCGCACGGTGTGACCCTGACTGCTGCTGATACGGTGGTGTTCTGGGGTCCGGTGATGTCAACAGAAACCTACATCCAATGCTGTGCACGCTCAGACCGCAAAGGGCAGACCAGCGACAAAGTAACAGTTATACATATTCAAGGTAGTGAGATTGAACGCAAGATGTTTAAACGCTTAGCTGAACGCGTTGAGGACAACAACATGCTGGTGAAGTTGTATGAGGAGGTGCTTGACACAAAGTAAAAGATTGGACAAAATTGTAAAACATAAGGAGCATACAAGATGGAACAAATACCCCTAGATAAACTTGCAAAGGTTTATCGCAAGATTCGTGACCGCATCGGAAAGCTAACGCAAGAGTACGAAACGCAAGTCGAAGAACTTAAAGCGCAGCAGCAAGAAATTTCCAACGCGATGAAAGACATTCTGATGTCCACCGGACAGAAGAGTGCTCGGACTACTGAAGGAACAATCATTCTTGGAACCAAGACACGGTACAACACAAACGATTGGGACTCATTTAAGAAGTTTGTGTTGGAGTATGAAGTTGTTGAACTGCTTGAGCAGCGCATCGCTCAGCGCAACATGGCGCAGTTTTTAGAAGATAACCCTACGCTTGTGCCTCCCGGACTGGACCAAGCTACGGAATACACCATTACAGTCCAAAAACCACGTAAATAAGGAGATGTACATGAGTAACGTAGTCGCATTTAATCCCGCGCAAGTTCCAGCATTTGCGAAAAAGGGCGAGTTGTCCACGCTGGCTAAAACACTGGCTGGTGGCGGTGGTCAGTTGGGTAAGCGCATCAGCATCAAAGGCGGTGTGTTTCGTTTGATTTCTGATGGTAAAGAAGTTGCAGCCATCGAAGATCGTTTCCTTGATGTGGTGATCGTTGCTGCCGCATCAAAAATCAGCCGTACTTACTACGGCGAGGCTTACGATCCTGAAAAGCCAGCCCCTCCCGCATGCTGGTCGGCTGACGGTGAAAAGCCTGACGCATCTGTCAAGGAGCCGCAGCATGTAAACTGCGCTGGCTGTCCGCAAAACATCAAAGGTTCTGGCGCTGGTGAATCACGCGCTTGCCGCTTCTCTCAGCGCTTAGCTGTTGTGCTGGCTAACGATGTTGAGGGTGATGTGCTTCAGTTAACACTGCCTGCTACTAGCGTGTTTGGTAAAGAGGAAGGCGACAATCGCCCACTCCAAGCGTATGCAAAATGGCTGGCCGCACAAAGCGTTGGTCCTGACATGGTTGTGACCCGCATGAAGTTTGACACCAAGGCGCAATCACCCAAGTTGTTCTTCAAGCCGATGCGTTGGTTGACTGACGACGAGCACGAGGCTTGTGCAAAGCAGGGTCAAACCCCTGACGCAATTAAGGCTATCACTATGACGGTTGCACAAACTGACAAAGTAGAAAAGCCAATATCGTTAGAAGGTAAAGCACCCAAGGCTAAAGCCAAGCCCAAGGCTGAAGAGTCCGAGGAAGAAGTCGATGAACCTGAAGTTCGCAAGGACAAAGAAGCGCCCGCGCCCAAAGCAAAAGATGCTTTGTCCGCTGTAGTTGCAGACTGGGAAACCGACGACTAATCTAACGGATGGGGGAAAGCGGAACAAACGGATTCCTGCAACGCTGGGGTTCGGTTGTTGTACACACCGCGAGTACCCCCTTGGACACCATGCCATATTCGCAAAAAATAATAGAACGAATTAACGAAGCGCCCAACACGCTTGGCAACGAGCTTGCTAAGTTAGCTATACGTCGTGACATATCTATGCAACGGATTAGCTTGATTGTTGGTGCGAGTCGCCAAACGGTTTACAACTGGTTCACTGGCGTGACAGAAGTTGCACCCTCATACAAAGAGAGGGTGGAGCAGGTCATCATAGTGCTTTCAAAAACATCTCAAACAGACGATGCGTGGAGGATTTTATGTACAACTTTCAACCTAAAGCTTTAACCGATAGAGAACTGATTAAGTACGGTGGGCTTTGGTTGGATGAAGAACCTCTGCCTATCGAAGCACAGCGGGAGATCCTGCTTCGCCTTGAACGTCGCTGTGATGAACTTGAGCATGCTTTTGAACAAATAAACAAACTTACCGCAGAACTACAAGCCGACTGAGGAAGAGATATTTATGCAACCGTTAGAGTTTCTAGCGGCTGTGCTCCCGTCTTCAGGTGTTTACTGCGTTGCTGAGTTCAACACAAAAAAGAAAGAGCACATCTTTGTCAACGACATTGTTGACATGGAGCCTGCCATTAACAGACTGCTTGGAGAAGGCAGAGATGTTTACTTTGCTTTAGCCAACTTTAAGGAGACAGACAGCCGGGAAGCCAGTAATGCTAAGTCCATGAAAGCCCTGTTCATGGATATTGACCTGATCTGCAAAGGTAAGGTCATGTACGAAACCAAGAAAGACGCTGAGATAGCGTTTAAGACGTTCATGGTTAACACCGGAATGGCGGATCTTGGCGCTCCGTACATCGTATCGTCTGGCGGTGGGTTCCACATTTACTGGCCTTTTGACGAGGAAGTTCCCATTGAGCAGTGGAAACCGGTGGCTGAGAACTTCAAGCGCCTGTGCCAGCAAGAAGGTTTGAAGATCGACATGACCTGTACGGCTGATGCCGCTAGGGTCTTGCGTGTGCCGGGGACAAAGAACTTTAAGCACGACACACCCAAGGATGTAAAGCTAATTCAAACGGGTGTCATCTTTTCTTTGTTTGCGTTGGACACGCACATCAAATCCAAACTCAAAACCGTCACGTACGAGGAAACCCTAGCCAGTCTGCCGGGGAAAAAACCCAAAGCAGCAAGCACAGCTTCTCTCAAACTTCTTGCTGAGAACAACGAAACCCTGTTCAACAACATCGTTGAAAAAACCAAGGCCGGGACGGGGTGCGCCCAGTTGGCACACTACATTGAGAACGCCGCTGACGATGGCATGGAGCCGCTGTGGCGCGGCTGGCTTTCGATTGCTCAGAAATGCGAGGACGGTGGCAAGGCTGCGGTGTGGCTCTCTGAACTACACCCTTACGATCCTGACCGCATGGCGCAGAAGCTACGGGAAATCAAAGGCCCATACCCATGCGTTAAGTTTGACTCTGAGAATCCGGGCATATGCACAGGCTGTCCCCATTTCGGTAAGATCACCAACCCTCTGGCTTTGGGGCGGCAACTGGTCACGGAAACCGAGGCCAAAGAAATCATCATTGAGCCGCAAACTCCGGCCCCTGACGAGTTTTCAGAAGCCCCCCTAGCCCAACCCATTACCATCCAGCGTCCAGCCGCCCCACGGGGGTTTTCTTACGGCAAGAACGGAGCCATCTTCAAGGAGACTAAAACCGAGGATGCTGACGGTAACGAGATCAGCAAGCAGTCCATGGTTCTTCCCTTTAGTTTGTTTGTAGTAAACCTACTGAAGTTGGAGAACGAGCACATCGTCCACATGCTGGCGCTTCGTCCCGAGGGCACTGCTGAGATCATGCTGCCTCAGAAAGCCGTGGTATCCAGCGTGGAGACCGTCAAGTGCCTAGCCGAACAGAACATCATCGCCAGCTACGGGCAGGGCAACGACAAGAACCTTTTTGACTATGTCCGGGCTTGCGTTGAGGAAGCGTCGGTCAGCAAGCGGGCGATAGCCGTACCTGACCATTACGGCTGGCAAAGCGAAAACACCTTTGTCTTTAACGAGCGCGTCTATCGTCCGAACTTAGAACCGCTACACATACCCATGCGGGGGCTGGTGAACATCAACAAAGCGTGCATACCCACAGGTGAGTTAGCTGATTGGCAGAAAATCATCAACATGTTGGTCGCCAAGAAACTATACGAAGTATTGACATTTACCTTGGTAGGTTTTGGCGCGCCGCTCATGCGTTACTCAAGCTATGCAGGAATTACGTTTCACCTCGGCTCCACAGCAACTGGTACAGGGAAAACCCTAAGTCTTGAACTGGCTGGTTCAGTTTGGGGGCATCCCAGCCGCTATCGGATCAGCAACTCCACATCTGATGTCGCCATGAAACAGCGTGCGGGTATGTTGTACAGCATGCCGCTGATCTCCGATGAGATTACATCCAAGAACCGGAACGACTTTGAGTGGGTGGCACAGTTCATCTTTGACATGTCTGAGGGCATCGGCAAAAGCCGTATGGAGTCGGGAGCCGACAAAGAGCGTGAGAACAAGACCTATTGGCACAGCATGGCGCTCCTGTCCTCCAACACGCACATCATGGACTACCTGACTGGCGCTCGAAAGCACACATCAGAGGGTGAGACACGGCGAGTGTTAGAGCTGACGCTGGAGAAAAAGCTTTCTTGGGAAGTCCACGAACTTGAAGCGCTGGAGCTACTTAAAGAAACCTACGGTGTTGCGGGGCATGTCTATGCGCAGTATCTGGTGGATCACGCTGACGAGTTGCCAGCTCTGTACAGGAAAATTCGCAAGAATGTTAAGGCTGAGTTTGGCTTTATTGACGATGAACGCTTTTGGATAGCAGGCTGCACCTGCTTGGTCATGGGCGCTATTCTGGCTTCCAAGGCTGGCATCGCTACCTTCCCGATGGAGGGCATCATCGGGGTACTCAAGGGCATGGTGCAGAATGCCAAGGCTATGGTTAAAGATAATGTGCGCACCGCCGAGGATGTGCTGAACTCCTATACCCGCGAGTACTACGGCAAGATGGTAGTGGTCAAAGCGCTTGAAGGATCGTTGGCTGCATCTATTGGTGAGGATGGCGTGATTGACCAGAGTATTACCCGCAGTGAGATCTTCGGGCGTGTCGAACACAACGTAACGCCCGGGCATGTGGATTACTACATCGAAGAACAGCTACTGAAGAAGTACTGCTCCAGCATGAGCTTTGGGTACTCAGACTTTAAAAAACAACTGGAGTCTATGTACAACATCACGTACCTGAAGAAAGACCTGATGAGCAAAACCAAAGGTCCGCAGATGCGTGTTAACGCTATGAAGATCTCACGCCGTATAAGTAATGACGAAGATCCTGAAAATAAATTATCCTTGGTCGCGGCTTGAGCCGGGGCACGGTTTTTTTGTACCCTGTCTTGATACCGCCAAGGTTTACGAAGAAGGATTAAAAGCCGCCGTAACCGCCCGAGTGTTCAGCGCTAAAGGGCGTGTCGGTGTGGTTAACGGGCGGCTTGGAGTTCTATTCGTGCGTTCATTTCGTTGAACTGCTTGGACATCTTAATTTTTAGCTGCTTCATTTTGTCCAACCGCTCACGTTTCTGATCAGCCGTCATGGTTTTGCTATCTCTGATAAAACGCTCGTATGCGGCAATTTCACCCATCTCTTGCCGGAAAGCACCAGCGTCACTAGCAATATTGATGTCATGCATGTTTTCTTTTAAGAACTTGGCTGCTTCCTCTGGATCAGATGTAGCCAGACGGTTGTACGTTTGCTGAGCAGACTGCGCACGGTTTACAGTTTCATAAGCACGGTTAATCATGCCAGACGCATCAGGCGGTTGGAACAACCCCCCAACTATCGGTGCTTCGTAGATCCGCATAGTGGGTGCTTCTTTTTCTGCTGACTTAATGCCAGTTACAGTTTCGATGGCACCGATAATGCCTAATGGTAGCGATCCTGTGTAGCCTTTAATAAAGTATTCTAATTTGGCAGGAGAAATTCCAATTGCACCAAACATTTTGATTGTTTCCGGCGTAGTCGGACGATACTGATACTCAGCTATTTCAGACATGGATCTATCTACAATCTCACGTCCAGTAAAAAATGATCGGTTCAACATCAACTCAACAATAGGCTTAGCCACTGTCGGCATGTCCCCGGGCAAGCTACGCATTGCCAAATCTTTTAGTGCTTTCAGCACATCCGCATTTTTATCATCCGTAAACGCCATACGATAGACGCCTTCCGGCAAGCCTTTGGCAATCAAGCCAGCTTCAAACGGAATAGGTACGCGGAACGTACCTAACGGTGTCGGAACAAACCAGTTGTTGTAACGCTCATCCGGGTTGGCGTTTTCGTATGTCTCGTCATCATCCATCATGGCGGCGTAAAATACCGTCAAACCAGCCATCATTCCCATACGCATAAACAACTTGTTACGAACACGCAGCTTTTCGCTTGCCACCATGTCGCCCTTATAGGCGCGGTACAGAACATCAAGACCTTGAACACCAGCATTAAAGAATGGGATCAACGTGTTGGCATAAAGGATAGTGGGTGACAAACCACGGCGGCTAAAGTTCATCGCCTCCAACGTAGCAAATGTAGCCTCACGCTCAGACAGACCCTGCTTCAAGAATGAGTTGTACATGGAGACACGGGTTGCCGCATCACCCATCATCGCAAACTCGTCCAGCTTAGCCATCGCCATATCCCAGCCCGGCTTACCAGATGCAAGTTGTTGCAAAATCTTAGACATGTCATCAGTAGCACCAACAACAACCTGACCGCCCAAAATACCGCGCCCTTGCAGTACTTTCATAGCGTCTGTGCGTTTCATACCCACCATATCTTTAAGCGTCTGATAAACAGGCACAAAGTCAGCGCCGGTTGTCAAAACTGCAGACATGGAATCACGAAACACCTGCCGCACAGCGTAGCGTGGGTCACGCGTCACAAACTTACGAAGCAAATTGGCTGGCATACCTAGCAGGCGAATGCCCACCGGCAACGTGGCCTTAATGCCTTCCATACCTTGAACAACTAACTCGGTAGGAATGTCACCAAACAGATCTTCTTTCATCTTGGTGTCAATCCGCGCCCACATTGGACTGTGTATTGTTTTTTTCGTTTTCTCGTCAAAGATTTCCATGCTAAAACGTATGACATCAGGACTAGCTGGACCGTCGCCTCTGTGAATCTTAGCTATACCCATCTCATTTAGGACAAACGCCGTATTGCGCGTAGCCATGTTCTTGAGTGCCATATCTACCAGCAACTGCGTGTTTTGCAACGCGCCAGTAAACACTGGGAGAATTTTTTCCTTCCCGCCAATCAACTCGTGCAAATACGGTTGGTTCTTTATATCACCAATACGGATAGGTTTTTCCCCAAATACAACGAGTTCAGCAACGCCATTACGCTGTCGGTAGTACGGAACATAGTTTTTAGCTTTTAATTCTGCTGCTACTTTAGGGCTAAGTGCACCTGCAGCTACGGCAAAATCTATAAGATCACGGTTGTATTGTTGAAACAGCTTGTGTGCTTTTTTAAAAGCTGCGTTGTTGGCGTACTTGGCAATCGTATCGTCAACATCTTTCTGAGTAATTTTTTCTTCTGTAAAATCTAATTTGTCAACGCCAACATCGTTAGCGCGCAGGGCAATCTCATACTGGGTAAATTCATTTTCTACCTGCTTGGCTGGTACGCCGGAATCTTTGAGAGCCTCAGACACATCTTTTAAGCTTGGCCCCTCCCCGCCTTCGTACATAAACTCGCCATTTTTCTTGACAATTTTGCCGACGCCAGAAGTAGCAAACTGCGCCATAAAGTTATTGCGCTGGTCAGCCATGCGGCTGAAGTACAACACATCCATAGCCTTGAGCGAACTAATTACGCCTTTGCTGACGCCGCGTTTTATCAGCGCATCCAAAGCCGCTAGCCGGTCAACAAACTGTGTACGGAAGTTCAGGCCGGTAACATTAGCCTTGACGGTATCGAACATCTTGCCGCGCTCAGCAACTATGGCGCCCATGCCGGTAGCCGGAGGTGCCGTGCCTTTGACGGTACGGAACGAGATTGTGTCGTCCGCGTTCCTGTAAGCCACAGGTTTGCCAGCCTCAAAGTTGCGTTTAGCCTGCTTCATTAGGTAGAACAGATCACTGGTGGTGATGTCCATATCAAACCCAAGCTTACGCAGTGCAGCACGAACGGCGCCTACCAATGCTTTGTACCAGTACCCAAGCTTCTGCATACGGGAGGCTGTAACTTCTTTCTCCATGGTGTATGCGATCATCTCGCGCATAGCTTTGATATTGGCGTTGGCTCGGATTTGAGCGTCGGTTATCTTGCCGTCATCAAAAGCTTTTTTGTAGTACTTAACCGTGTCAAAAAACACACCGTTAACTACATTAAGTAAACCTAATTTTTTTGCAATTTTTTCTAAGCCACCCGGCGTTTTGTAGATTTGTTGGGATAGTTTGATAAGACCATCTTTACCCAGTAACCCATCAACAGAGTAGTGACCAATAAGTTCGTGTGCTAATGTCTGTTGAAGGTCTGTCATGTCGTTGTGGTTCTGCACAATGACAAACACTTTGCCTTTGTAAACGCCGCCTCTTAACCTGCTAGCAACAACATCCATGCCCTGCTTTGCCATTTGTTTAAGGATGCCGATAGGCAACTTAGCGATGCTATCGTAGTACTCAAACTCAATACCCTGCGCTTCAGCCTTAGCTTTAACTTTATCTAGTAAAGCTACAGCTTCTTTCTCATCAATCAGCTCTGTTGGTTCTTCACCAATCCGAGGGTCAATCTCATCGCTCTTGTAATCAATGCTGTCAATGATGTCAGCATCGCTGTATGTACCAAGATCAATATCAAGTGGTTCTAACAGGCCGGTTTCACCGGTTTTACGCGGCTTAGCTTTTGGTGTGTTTTCTTTAGCCTCTTTAATTGTTTTTTCAATTTCTTCAGGCGTCAGGTCAGCCCGTGCTTTGTAAGCAACGCCGTTAGCTAATTTGTTGCGAGCGCGGGTAAGCGCTGCTTTAGCCGATGTCATGGCTGTTTTATTGTTTGGGTCAACAGCCGCCAAAGCCTTCTCTGCTTCAACAACTTTATCTTTTAGAAGCTGAACCATAGAAGCTGCAATCTCTGCTTCATCTGCTTCTTTTTGTTCTACGTACTGAACGGTAGCCGATGCTTCTTTGTCAGCAATATCTGTGACAGTATCTTTATCAGCAAACAAACGTGTACGAACAATTGCTGGAA